CCGCGAACATGCGCATCCTGCACGGTTCGCGAACGCTGAACATCATCGCCGTTCTCGACCCGGCCGGGACGTTCGAACGTCTCGACCTGATCGCCGAGGAGGTTGGCGCCGATGCCTAGAGCAAGCGTCAAGCTCGTCGGCCTGGAGCGCGTCGAGCGGAATCTCGAAAAGCTGGCCGATCGTGGCAAGGACAACCTCGAAGGGCTGGTCCGGCTGGCCACAAACGAAATCGCCGCCGAGGCGAAGCGGCTTGCGCCGGTCGACTCCGGCGATTATCGCGACACGATCAAGGGCAAGTCCGACGGCATCACCGGCATCATCGCCGCATGGCGCGGAAGCCGAGTGCATCCGATCAGCCATCTCATTGAGTTCGGCACGCAGCCGCACGAGAAGCACCCCGGCACCACCGCAAAGCCTCACCTGTTTCCGGCGTTTGAGATGGTAACGTCTCGACTTGGCGGCCGAATTGCCGAGGCGCTCCGGAAGGCCGGCGGAGGTCTGCGATGATCCCGATGCGCTCCTCGATGCTCGAATTGCAGCGGTCGGTATACAACCGCCTTTCCTCTCGGCTCTCCCGCCCTGTCTACGACGAGATTCCGCAGGGAGCGGCGTTTCCATACGTCGCCATCGGCGAAGACACGGCCACGGACTCGGGCGCGAAGAACGCGCACGGCGAGGAAGTGACGCTCACGCTCCACGTCTGGAGCAGAGCGAAGGGCATGTCCGAGGTCAAGACCATCCTCGACGAGATCACGGCGGCCATGACCGGCGCCCCGCTCACCATCACCGGATTTCAGTCGGCCGTCGCGCAACGCGAGTTCGCCGACACGTTCCGCGATCCCGACGGCATCACGCGCCACGGGGTTATCAGGTTCAGATTCAGAATATACCAGGAGGTGTAAATCATGGCCAAGATTCGTGGCGTGGACGTTCTTCTGAGCGTCGGAGGCCAGACCATCGGGAGCCAGCGCAACGCGTCGCTCAAGATGGACGGCAAGGAGATCGACGTTTCCGACAAGACGACCGGCGGTTGGGATACCACGATCGTGGGAAACCGCACCTGGGCTATCGACTGTGAAGCGATCACGCTGGACAGCGACGCCGGGCAAAACGCCGTCGAAGCCGCGTTCCTTGCCGGGAACCAGATCAGCGTCAGCATCGCCGTCGGAGCCCACGGCACATACAGCGGCACCGCGTCCATCGTCTCCCTCGAGCTGACCGGCGAGAAGGACGACGTTTCGATGATGAAAATCAGCCTCAAGGGCGCTTCCGCCCTGACGGCCGCCTGATAAGGAGGAAACATCATGGCTGCTTCCGCTTTGACTGTCCAGGAAATCACCCGCGCCGGCGTGGCCATTACGGCCGCCCCCGCCAACGTGGACGGCAATTTCTTCACCAACTCCGGGAACATCGCTCTTCGCGTGATCAACGGCGGGGCTTCCCCGATCACCGTTACCATCCACGCGCAGGCCGCTTGCGACCAGGGAACCAAACATGACATCGCCGTCATTGTCGCCAACGGCGCTACGAAGGAGATCGGGCCGTTCCAGATGCGCCATTACAACGACACTTCGGGTTACGTGCAGATCACCTACTCGGCAGTCGACTCCGTGACCGTCGCTGCCGTGAAACTCGCGGCCTGACGGAGGAACCATGAATAGCGTCAGAATCGAACTCGACCGACCCCGGAACCTGCGTTTCGACATCAACGCTTTCGCCGATGCCGAGGCCCTGATCGGCGCAAGCGTCCTCGATGTGCTGTCGACCGAAACCGGCCTGCTTCGGTTCTCCGTGCAACGCGCCCTTCTCTGGGCCGGGCTGAAGCACGAAGACCCGAGCCTGACGCCGCAGCGCGTCGGGGCCATGATGCAGATCTGGCTCGAATCGGGAAAGCCGCTTGCGGATCTGATGAAGGCCGTCAACGACGGGATTCTCGAGTCTGGCCTGATCCGCCCATCTGACGCCAAGGACGCCGCCGGCCCTTCTCCGGAAAGCGCCTGACCTCCTTTCGGGAGTGGGTGCAGGAAGCCGAGCCCACGGCATACGGAATCCTGCATCTGCTCCCATGGGACTTCGGGCGCATGACCCCGGGGGAATACCGGGCGGCAATCGACGGCATCGAGCAGCACCAGCGCATGGAGATGCGTCGAACGGCCTGGACGGTGGCGCAACTGATCAACGGCATCAACCCACAGAAAGAACCCGTCACCGTCGAAGACCTCTTGCCGGAGCGAGACGACCGTAACGAAACGAACGAGACACCACGCGAGGCGCACGAGCGCCTGAAACGCGAGTTTGAAAAGCGTTTGGGGAGAAAATTGTAATGGGCTTCTCTGAACCGATTGGACGCTTTTATGTAGCGGTTGGAATGGATACGTCCGAGCTTCGGGCGGAGATCAACCGCGCCAACCGCGTGATGAGGAAGGCCCTCGGCTCGGAAGCAATCTCTCTCTCCCAGGATCTCGCGAAAGCCGTAACGGCATCGGTGGCCGGCTTCGCCGCTCTCGGCATTGCGGCCGTGAAGATGGCCGCCGATATGGAGCAGGTCGAAGTCGGCTTCCGAACTCTTCTGAAATCCGCATCTGCCGCGAAGGCCGTGATGAAGGATATTCAGACCTTTTCGGCCGATACGCCGTTCGAGTTTTCCGAGATTGCCCCGGCCGCTCGAAGCCTGCTTGCATTCGGCATCTCTGCCGGTGATCTCATCCCGACTCTGACTCGGCTGGGTGATATCTCGTCCGGCATCGGGCAACCCATCGGGCAGATCGCGGAGATCTACGGCAAGGCCCGCGTGCAGGGGCGCCTATTCCAGGAAGACATCAACCAGCTAACCGGCCGGGGAATCCCGATCATCCAGGAGCTGGCGAAGCAGTTCGGCGTTACGGAATCAGAGGTTCGGAAGCTGGTCGAGAAAGGCCGCGTCCATTTCACCAACCTCGAGCAGGCCGTCACCAGCCTGACGACAAAATCGGGCATGTTCTCCGGCGGCATGCAGGCGCAATCCCAAACGGTGAACGGTCTGCTTTCAACGCTCCGAGACGACGTTTCCGCGATCATGCGAAGTATCGGCGAAGATATTGCAAAGGCCTTCGACCTTCGCGGCGTCATCGCGAGCATGTCCGAGAGCATCAACAAGATCCGTGCCGATTACGCGAAGAACGGCGCTCTGCTTGTCGATCCCTTCAGCAAGACCACCTACGCCGTGGTAGCCCTTGCCGGCGCAATCGCCGGGGCGCTCATCCCGTCGTTGCAGCTTCTCAAGGGCTGGGCCGTCGTGGCTATCGTCCCGCTTCTCCCCCTTGCGGCCAAGGTCGCGGCCGTTGCGGTGGTGCTGTGGGGCCTCTACGAAATCGCATACAAGCTCTACGACAGCCGAGACCGCATCGCCGCGTTCTTCGAGGTGCTCACAACCGGCGCGCGAATGGCCTACAACAGCATCCGGGAAGGCTTCGCGAATCTGTTCGCCGACCTCGCCGGGGTTATGCGCTCGTCGATTCAGGATTCCCAGATCGCGCAATACCTTGCCGAACCCCTGGCCAAGATGCAGGTTGCGTTTCACAAGATGGCGCAGGAGTCCAGGGGCAACGTCAAGGCCGCCTTGGAGGAACAGCAGCGGGCCGTATGGGTGCTTGGTCGCCAGTATGACGGCACCACGTCCGCGATCGTGCGGATGGTGCAGGCCTCCGGCGATTGGCGCACGATGCTTCAGAGCATCATCGGGCAGATCTCCCAGGTGATTCCGGCCGTTGGCGCTCTCGCCCGCATCATGGGGCAGGCGGCCACGACCTACAAGCCCGCCGGCTCTGCGGCCCCGATCCCGTCTCCGGCTTCCGGCGGCGGGAAGTCCGGCCGTGACCTCGCCAGCGAGGCGAAGAGCATATCGGAAAGCATCAGATCCGAATGGATGCAGGCGACGAAGGACGAGGAGACGATCCTCAACGATTGGTATGACAAGCAGCTCGAAGCGCTGAACAAGTCGAAGAGTGCGAACAAGACCTACCACGAGGATCTTCTCCGGCTGAAAGAAACCTACCTCGCGAAGAGCCGGGATATTTCCGAGCGCGAAGGCGAAGAGCAGATGCAGCGCCTTGCCGAACAACACCAGCGCGAAGCGGAAATGGCCGCGCAGAGAAGCGATGCGTTCAGGCGGCAGATCGAAGAAGAGGGCGCCGAATCCTCCAAGATGGCCGAACGGCTTGAGGAGATTCGCACCGGCCAGGCTCTCGAAAAACAGCTCTGGGACGATTACCGGGCCGCCGATCTTCAGGCCTACATGCAGCATCTGAACCAGAAGAACACCGCATTTCTCCAGAGCCTCAGCTCACAACGCGAGGCGATGAGCCTGTATCGGCAGCTTTCCGAGGAGGCGAATCGTTCCAGTCTCTCCTACCTCGTCGAAGGATACCAGACGCTTTACTCCGGTCTGACCGACGCCCTGACTGGCGTCATCACCGGGGCGAAGAGCGCAGCGCAGGCGATGAAGGATCTCGGGCTCCAGCTCATCACGATGGTCGTGAAATGGATGGTGCAGCGGCAGCTCGCGGCCACGATGTCGAAGGGGCTGGAAAAAGCCATGACGGCATCTTCCGTTGCGTCGGCAGCGCTCACGGCGAAGGCATGGGCGCCGGCGGCGGCGATGGTTGCAGCGGCCACGTTCGGGGCGTCTACCGCTTCGGCGGCGGCCGGGCTCACGGCGCTGTCTGGGCTGTCTCGTGCGCTTGCACGAGTTGCCGTTCCAGGCATGGCGAACGGCGGCGTGGTCACTCGCCCGACGCTGGCCATGATCGGCGAAGGCGGCGGGCCGGAGGCGGTCATTCCGCTCGATCGCGCCGGAGGTCTTGGCGGCGAGACCCGCGTCACGCTGAACGTCCACAACAACACCGGCACCCCGGCGCAGGCGCGGCAGCAGACGACGCGGAACGGCCAGGAGGTCGTCGTCGATCTATTCCTCGATGCGTTCGCCCGGGACGTGAACGGTCTTCGAACCGTGCTGAAGGGAGCCTGACGAGATGGCGAACTGGCCAAACATCGCGAATCCTTCGCTTCCGATCAGCGAGAAATACGCAGATCCGGCGCTCCGTTCGAAGTCTGACGGCGGTTACACCATGACCCGGCCGAGGTATACCCGCGTGCCTAGAACGTGGGAACTGAAATGGCCGGCGATGTCGCACACCGATTACCAGACGTTCAGCACGTTCTACACCGGGACGGCCATCGGTGGCAGCGTCTCGTTCGCCTGGGCGTGCCCGACGGACGGCGCATCGAAGACGGTTCGGTTCGCATCCGAACCCAAGGCCGAAATCATCGCGTGGACCTCCGCAGGCAACCCCCGGCTGTGGGCTGTCGGCGTCACGCTCGAGGAGGTCTGATCGGTGCTGAACCTTTCCGCAGCCGCCATCCTCGAAAAGAACAAGGTCGCCGGAGATTCCGCGTGGCCGGTGCTGGTCGAGATCCAGATCCCCGGACAGGATCCGGTGCGCGTCTGCAACAACAACGAGAATCTGACATGGGACGGCAACACCTGGATTGCGTTCCCGTTCGAGCTGGACGAGATGCAGGAGTCCGGGCGGGGAGAAATCCCGAGCGTGGCGCTTCGCGTCTCCAACGTCACCCAGGAGATTCAGTATTACATCGAGCAGGCCGGCGGCGGCGTCGACTTCCCGGTGATTCTACGGGTGGTCAACTCGAAGCACCTGGACATCACCACGCCCGAACTCGAACTCGATTTCATCTGCACGAGCTGCAAATACGATGCCTACTGGATCACGTTCACGCTCGGCGGTGATGCGAAGCTGACGCGGCGCATTCCGGAGCGGCGATACCTCAAGGACTTCTGCCCGTTCCAATACGGCGGCATCGAGTGCGGCATTCCGGCATCCACGAAGGCGGCGTATCCGACGTGCGCGAAAACGCTTGCGCAATGCCGGCAGCGGTCGAACTCCACCCGCTTCGGCGGGGAGCCTGGGATCCCGCTCGGAGGCTTCTATGCATCAGCCTGATTTCGACGATCTGATCGGCGTGCCGTTCCTCGACGGCGGCCGGGATCCGAAGACCGGCCTCGACTGCTGGGGCCTGGCTCTCGAAGTCTTCCGGCGGCACGGGATCACGCTCCCGGATTTCGCCATTCCGGCTCTGGCGTTCGACCTGGTTGGTGCTGAGATCGAGCGGCAGAAACCGGTCTGGCGTCGGCTGATCCAGCCAGAGAACCCGTCCGTGATCGTCATGCGGTTCAACTCCGTGACCTGCTGCAACCATTGCGGGGTCTATATCGGCTTCGGTCAGTTCATCCACACGCGGGAGCGGGTGGGCGTCTGCATCGATCGAATCATGAGCCCATCGTGGGCGCGGAGGATCGATGGCTTCTATCTCCCGGCCTGAGCTGTTCAATCTCGTCACCGTCCGCAATCCATTCCGGCCTGCGGAACGTGAGATCACGCCGCTTCCCGTCGAGGGGCGGGCCGTTGCGTCGTATCTCCCGTCCGACCTCGCGGTCGTGGCGGGGCTGAACGGGCGCATCCTGAACGCTGACGAGATCGCGACGACGATACCGCGGGCCGGTGATTTCCTCGCCATCTGCCCGGTGATCAGCAAGGGCGACGGCGGTGGGAAGAACCCTCTCGCCACCATCGCGGCCATCGCCTTGACCGTTGTGACGTTCGGCGGCGGCGGGCTGCTTGCCGGCGGGCTGTTCGCGGGAGGGGCGACATCCTGGCTGATGGCCGGGGCGCTCCTCTACCTTGGCGGCTCCCTGATGGGCGGCATGAGCGCCAAGGCCGCGCGCGTCGACATGCCCGACACCAGCTCCAGCGCTTGGGAGAATGGCCATTCGTGGGGCGACATGCAGCCGATTTCCAGGCAGGGCGGCACGGTGCCGAACACCTACGGCACGGTTAGAATCACGGGCCAGATCCTCAACCAGCACGTCACGAGCGACGGGAAAAAGCAGTATCTCAACGTCCTGCTCTGCGGTGGCGAGGGGCCGGTTGACAGCGTTTCGGACATCAAGATCAACAACAATCCGTCCGAGAACTTCGGCGGCATCGCAGACGACGACGAGCTTTTCGACACGACCCCCGGCATCACGCTTGACGCCGTTGGAGAAACTGCCCTGGCATCAACCCCCGTCGCTGCAACGGCTCTCGATATCGAGCTCTATTGGCCGAATGGGATGCTCAAGAACGGAACATTCTGGGGCGGCAGCGTCGGCATCAAGATCGAGTATCAGCCGTCCGGTGGCGCCTGGGTCGTCTGGAAAACCGAGACCGTCACGCAGCGCAGCTATCAGGCGTTTTCCCGCACGTATCGCATAGACGGCCTGACCGGCGCCATCTACCAGACGCGCATCACGCTCACCTCGGCAGATGCGACCACCTACGCGTTTCAATATAAGCGCCTATCGTATGTCCAGAAGGCCGTTGCTGTCGAGATCGAGACGCGAACCGGCACGAACACGCAGACGCCGATCTCGTTCTTTGGCGATTCGTTCGCGGATCAGGTTTTCTCGATCGAGCTTTCCGACGACGGATACGCGGAATACCAGACCGAGGGCGACGGCGGATCGGGCCTTGAAATCTCGATAGCGTTTCCGTCTGGGCTCTGTTACGTGAACGACGACGGAAGCCCGTCCGAGAGCTGGGTCAAGATCGACGCCGATTACCGCCTCGTCGGAGCGCCGACGTGGACGAGCTGGCTTGCGGCGCAGGAGATCAGGGACAAGAAGAATGGGGCCGTGCGGCGCACGTTCCGCAAGGACGGCCTGACGCAGGGGCAGTATGAGGTCCGGGCCAAGGTCAACAGCGTTCACGGGACCGGCTCGCGCTTCATCAATCAGGCCGTATGGAACTCGCTCTCACACATCATCTACGACGATTTCAAGCGTCCGGGGAAGGTGCTCGTAGGCATCCGCGCAATGGCCACCGACAAACTCTCGGGAGGCATGCCCTCGATATCCTGGCTGCAAACGAGATCGACGGTGAACGTCTACGTGCCCGGCAGCGGCTACACGACGAAGGCGGCCACGAACCCCGCATGGATCTGCTACGACCTGATCCACCGGGCGCGATACCTCGAGGATCCGCGCACCTCCACCAGTTCATACGTCGTTCGCGGGGATCCGCATGCACGGATCGATTACTCCGCGTTCGAGGCATGGGCGGCGTATTGTGACGAGGTTGTTGACGGGCTGAAGCGGTGCGAGGCCAACATCCATCTCGACGCTGCGGCGTCTCTCTGGGACCAGCTCCAGAAGGTGGCGCAGATCGGCCGCGGGATGGTCGTGCTTCGCGGCACGCAGTTCTCGTGCGTGTTCGATGGCCAGGTGTCGACCCCGGTGCAGATGTTCACGGTCGGGAACATCCTCGAGGACTCGCTCAACGGCGAATATCTTACCAGCCGTGACCGAGCGAATGCCATCGAGATTTCGTTCAACAACGCGGACAAGGACTACCAGCGTGATGTCGTGATGGTCTACGGCGACGATTACGACGGAACGGCGGCCGTGAACAGCCCGACTCAGGTGACGCTCCCGGGGATCACGGATTACCGCCGGGCGTATCGCGAGGGGCTGTATCGGCTCCGGCTGAACAAGTATATCAAGCGCTCCATTTCCTTCCAGGCCGATATCGACGCGCTGGCCTGTCAGGTTGGCGACGTGGTTCTGGTCCAGCACGATGTTCCGAGGTGGGGCAACGGCGGGCGCGTCGTGAGCGCAACGGCGAACTCGATCACGCTCGACAAGGCCGTCCACATGAGCCCAGGAACGACGTATTCCGTGAAAGTCCGGCTCGGTGACGGAACGATCGTCGACAAGACCGTCTCGGCCGTGCTCGTCGATACCGACACCGCGACGCTCACCCTGACGACGGCCTGGTCGACTCAGCCGGTGGCGTATGACCTCTACGCTTTCGGCGCCGTGGATCTAGCCACGAAGCCGTTCCGCGTCACGAAGATCGCACGTTCCGGGGATCTCCGCGTCCGGATCGACGCGACCGAGTATTACCCCGAGGTCTACGACGAGACGGCCACGGTGCCGGAGGTGGACTACACCGTTCCGCTGCCGACCATTTCCGGGCTCGTGATCGGCTTCAGGTTCGACCTCGCCGGGCATGCGTTCCTCGATATCTCGTGGTCGTCTCCGCGCGGATCGTATGGCGGCGCCGTGGTGATGATCGATGGCCGGGCCGTTGGCCGGGTCGGCATCTCTCAGTCGTCGTATTCCCACCAGGTCACGAAAGACAAGACCTATTCCGTCGGCGTGATCGGCCTGGACGCTCTCGGCAACGAGCTGGCCACCGTGAGCGGATCATACACGGTGACGGCGCTTTCGATCCCAACGGTATCCGGACTCACGCTCGCCGAAAACACCTACCAGCTACCAGACGGGACGTGGCTGACCGACGTGGGTGTCTCGTGGACCGGCATTGCTGCAAGCGCGTATCAGTATATCAGCGGATACACGATCAGTTACGAGGTGAACGGGGACGGCGTGTGGCATTCCGCCGGAACATCGCCGGCGGCGTCGACCATCATCAAAGCGCTGGAGACGGAGCGCAACGATACGATCAAGGTCAAGATCGAAGCGTTCAACCGCTGGGGCATTTCCGGGGCTCCGGTCGTTTCGAGCGCTCTCACCGTCGTCGGGAAATCGGCTCCTCCGTCGGCCCCGGGGGCGATCACTGGAACCCAGGATCCACAGAACAAGGCCATCTTGAATCTCACTTGGGGCGCGGTTACGGATCTCGACCTCCGGGATTACGAGCTGCGCGTCGGTGGCACGGGCTGGGCCGATGCGACCCTGATCGCGGCGCATCTCACCACGCCCAGATATGCGTGGTCCATTCCTGGAGCCGGGACATACACCATCCGGGCCAAGTCGTTCGACACGCTCGGCAACGCCAGCACCGAGACGACGGCCTCGTTCAGCCTGTCCGTCGCGCCGTCCACTCCGTCCGGGTTGTCTGCTGCTTACGACGAGCAGAACCGCGGCATCGCCATCATCACCTGGACGCCTTCGACGGATCTCGACGTGAAGCGCTACGAACTGCGCGTCGGTGGCTCGAGCTGGGAGACGGCGTCGGTGATCGGCGACAAGCTGGCCGACCCGATCACGAGTTACACCCTGCCGGCAAGCGGGACGTTCGTGTTCCGGCTGAAGGCTATCAATCGCGCCGGATATTATTCTGCCGAGGCCACGCTCACCATCGAGCTTTCCGTCGAACCGAACACCGTCACCGGCCTGACCGCCACCCAAGACCCGGCCAACAGAACACGGCTGAACGTCTCGTGGACGCCATCGAGCGAGAAGGACGTGAAGCGCTATGAGGTCCGGATGGGCGGCTCGAGCTGGGCCACGGCTACTGTTGTCGGCGACAAGATCGCGGATCCCTACACGACGGTTACGCTTTCGAGCGAAGGCCCGACGACGATCCGCGTGAAGGCCATCAACAGAGCCGGGTTCTATTCCGAAAACGATGCAACAATCATCGCCGATATCAACCTGACCCCGAGCGACGTGACAGGATTCCAGGCGCTCCAGAACGGCGACAACATCCTTGTCTCGTGGACGCGGGTTGCCGATCAGGATCTCCTCGGATACCGGATCGTCGAAGGCCCGGCGTATGCGTTGGGTGCGCTGTTCGCGGAAGCCGACCCGAGCAAGAGCCAGGTCGAGGTTCCGGTGTCTGCCGAGCGGGATTACACGCTCCGCATCAAAGCGATCAACCGGGCAGGATACGAGAGCGCGAACGACGCAAGCGCGACGGTGACAGTCTCAAACCTCACGCCCCGGAACGTCATCCAGAGCTTCGACGAGCTGGTCTTGCAGAGCGGCACGCACAGTAACACGGCATTCGGTAGCAGCCAATATACCATGGCCACGCTAGGCGGCCGGATGTCCGACTGGCCAACGCTCCGCATGGATGCCGCCGGATCGGCCAACGTATTGAAGCTCGCCACCGGCCAGACGAGCGGAACGTATACCTGCGTCACAAAGGACATGGGCGAGATCATCACCGCGCACATCGCCGTGGATTGGTTCGTCCTGGCGCTCTACGGCTCGGGCCAAGCCGCACGGCTGGAGTTCCGGACCAGCCTGAACGGCACGACCTGGACGGATTGGTTGGTGTTCGCCCCGGCCACGCAGACGTTCCGATACGTTGCGTTCCGGGCGGTTCTGACCACTACCGACGTGGCGAAGACCCCGGAAGTCACGCTGTTCACGATCTCGATCGACGTTCCCGACAAGGAGCTGATCTTCCGGGATCACTCGATTGCAGCGGCTGGCACAGAGCTGAATTTCGGCCACACGTATCACGTCATCCCGTCCGTAGCCGTGACATCGCTCGGTGACAACACGCACGGGGTGCTTGTTTCAAAGACCACGGAGAAATGCACGCTCAAGATTCGGAATTTCATCACGGGTGCCTACGTCAGCGGCACGGCGGATATCAGAGTCAGGGGGTATTGACCATGAATTGTATCGGTAGATTTAGAATGTTCCTTCTCGGGGTGCTGATGGCCACCGTGGCGACATCGTTCGGCGCCTACAACGCGGCAAAGCCAGCCGACAACGAATACGTAGCCGACGTTCCGGCGCTCGTCCGGGAGAACTTCCGGGCGATCAAGGACGACGCGATCGTCAACGCCGGGACCGTTGCGGGGCTGAGCGTCGGCAACGCCTCTGGCAACATTCCGCGCAGCAACGGCACGCTCAATACAAACCTCAACGCCGATCTCCTCGACGGCTTCCACGCCAGCGCGTTCAACGCCTCCGACGCCCTCCTCCTGCGCCTGGACGGCAGCCGGGCGATGACGGGGGACCTGAAATTCAGCGGCAACTACGGCATCATGCAATCGACGAGCGACGGGGCTGATAATGGCAGCATCTTAGTTGGGCACGGAAACGGCGCTTATGACCGAGGCTCGTCATTCCGATCGTATGGCAACGAATACACGACAATCGGAGGCCAAGCGCGGTATTACGCAGGCAACGTCAGCACTGGCGACCATGTTTTCTACACCGGCGCTGGCACAGAGCGGTTCCGCATCGCGTATGACGGGACGAGCACGTTCGGCGGTAAC